GTGTACGAAGAAGACACCGATGTCCGAGGCCATTGGATTTTTAAGAATGGCGTTATGATTGAAAATATGTTCAGCAACTAACCCCAAAACCATGACCCACGAAACCAAAACCAAACTCAAAGCCGCCCTTGCGACGGGCTACATCGTGCTGACCGCCTGCCTCGGCCTCGCATTTTTCGGCAGATTCGTTCTCGCAATTATCACCAACTAAACCCCCCAACCATGAACAAATTTGAAGTTATCAACTGGTCCCAATACATGAAGGCCAGCGAAATCTTTCCCCCATGCGACACCCTGCAAGAAGCCATGGCCAACTGCAAGCACCAAGTACCCTACGGATGGGAAGCCCAAACTTGGGAAGAATACTCCGAAGTCACCGAACTGAACCCGCACGGCAACCCCGTTGGAACCTACTATTTCGTCACCCTCTAAACCCCAAACCATGAAACCACTATCCCCCGAACAACTCGCCAAAATCGCCGAGCCACTTCCACCCGAAGCCATTGCCGCTCATCCACGCATGGCGGGCCTTTCCACCATCAAAGGCATCTTCGTGACCGAACGCCTCAACCAAGTATTCGGTGTCGGTGCGTGGGTCGTCAAGACCGACTTGTCTGCCCCCATTGCAACCGTCCACACCACAACGAATGCTGGCCGTGAGCGCATTGAGTACACCGCCGTCGCCAAAACCATCTTCACGGTTCCCGCCCACGACATCTACTACGAGTGCATCGCATCCAGCACCAACTCCGACCCAGGCGATGCCGCCAAGGGTGCGACAACGGATGCTATCACCAAGATTGCGTCTTGGATTGGAATCGGCATTGATGTGTACAAAGGCAAGCACGGAGCGGCCCCCAAGCCCGCCAACGCCAACCTGCTGGACCTCAACGACAAACTCGGACTCGTTCCCGCCTACGACGACCTCACCGCCGCAACGCTACGGGCGGACTTCATCAAGTTGGTGCAGAAGTTACCCGCCGACCAGCAGGAGCGGTTCATGAAGGACATCGACCAAATGACCCCCGCCCGATTCGAAAAGGGCATCGTATTCATCCAAAACCAACTTTCTAAAAAATAAGCCATGACCTTACTTGGAAAATGCAATTTCGATGTTTACAAGGCTATCCTTGACATCAAAGAAAGCCAACCCGAAATTGGGGAACACCTTATCTCTATCTTGCAACAACGCCAATACTTGTGGCAGATTACTCTTAGCGAAATGCTTGTGTTTTCAGCCTATCTTCCTTGGCCAATATGGGACCGCAAAGTCCACACCTTCTACCTCCTTTTTGAATCACAACAAACCACCACAATGCCATGAACCACCTCGTAACCATCCCCAAGTCGGATATATCCAAGCAGGACATCGCCGACATCGCCGCTGGCCTTATCCTCCGAATACAAGAAGGCGAGGTCAACCCCATCGCCGCCCATGTACGCTTGAAGGCGGTTGTGAAGGCCTTGGAGCAAGTCCTGAAGGCCACCGAGGACATCGTGAGGGACGAAGCCGAAAAGCACGGCAAGACCTTCTCCGCATTCGGTGCAGAGATTCAAGTTAAGGAGGGGGCGCTTACGCCCGACTATACGCACGACCAAGTTTGGAGCGACTTGCAGGCATCGATGAAAGCCCGTGAAGAACTGCTGAAGATGGCCTTTCGCAACGCTGGCAAGGCAACGGTCTACGACGAAGCGACGGGCGAAGCGGTCCCCGTATGTCCCGCCAAAGGGACAAAACCATCCATCGCAGTAACTTTTAAAGCCAGTTAAGATGACAAGGAGCCAAGCCCTCATCCAAGCGATGCAGTTACTCGCTACACGCCCATACAAGGCCGCAGAACTCTCCAAAGCCATCGGGATAAACATCCGTACCACTCACCGAATTTTAAACGATTTACGGGCATCTAAATGGCTCACAAAAGAAACCTGCAAATACTCAATTCAACCCAACCAAACCCCAACCCAAAACCCATGAGCGATTACACTCCACAACCCAACACCTTCACCCTGTTCGCCAACGACAAAGGTGACAACCCGAAGCGTCCCGATTACAGGGGCGAAGTCGTCCTGCCCGACGGGACCAAGATGCGGTTATCCGCATGGTTCAAGGTAGGCAAAAGCGGCAAGAAGTTCCTAAGCGGGAAAGTCGAGCCGATGAACGAATCCCGTCCAGCCAACGCATTTGAACCACAGGACGGAGATATGCCGTTTTAGTGTAACTTTGCCCGAAGATTACATTTACCAATATAGCCCATTTGAAATTGCAGCCAAATGGTGCTTCCGATAAAGGGTTCATTCTCTAACCCCTGCCCTGGCTGCTGCAATCAGTCAGGGTTTTTTTTTCTTTGCTATGGCAACAATATCACTATTCAAGGCCGCAAAAGGAGCGGCAACACGCAACACCACCCCAGACGATCACCTGGACTTTGCGGAGTACATCACCAATATCCGTGAGGGGTATTGGTACAACGAGGTAACCGCATACCGTGCGTCCAAGACGGACGAAACCAAACGCAGGCTTTCTGCCGTTACACCCAGCGGCAAGTTCAAGAAGCAGGGCAGGGATGGACTTGACACCCATTCAGGGATCCTCTGCATCGACATTGATGCCAAGGACAACGATGGCGTGAACATGAAGGCTTTGCTGAATGACGAGTTTTTGCTTGCCATGCACAAGTCCACAGGCGGGGAAGGGTATGCCGCCTATTACCGCATTGAACCCGATCGTCACCTGGAGGCGTTCTTCGCCCTGGAGAAACGATTGGCCGATAAGTACCACATCATTATTGACCCTGCATGCAAGGATGTGTCCCGCCTGCGGTTCGTCAGTTTTGATCCCGAAGCCTACCACACCGAACGCAAGGTAGCCGTATTCAAAGCCTACCTACCAAAAGCCAAGGCAACGCCCGCACCGAAATTCTATCCACACGGCGAGCATGATGTGGAGCATATCGTCCAGCAGATTGAAGCCAAGCGGATTGACCTTACCAACTCCTATGCTGACTGGGTAAAGATCGGCTTTGCCATTGCCGCAAAGTACCAGGACATGGGTGCGGACCTATTCCATCGCGTGTCAGCCATATCCCCGAAGTACGACCCGCAAGCCTGCGATCGGAAGTACAAAGCCCTCTGCCAAACCAAGCAGAACTCCGTGTCCTTTGCATCCTTCATGTGGCTGGCTAAGAATGCGGGCGTTGAAATCCAAACACCGCAAACCCGCCACATCGTGTCAACCGCCAAGACCCACCGCATGCGGGTGGGAACCAACGGAGGACCCAAGGACATCGCATCAGCCACCGAAACGGCGGTCCGCATCCTTCGGGAGATTGATCAGATTGATGTCGAGCAGTTAGATGAAATCGTTGCACACACCATGCAAATGGATAGCGATGAACTGAAAACCGCATCAACCGAGGATTCGCCCATCAAGCAGATCAAAGCCTACCTGCGATCCTACGATCTGCGCCGCAACGCCGTGACCAGGAACATCGAACTGAACGGCCAACCCATTAACGATACGGATCTCAACAACATCTATGTCGCATGCTTGGAGAACTTCGGCAAGAAGGAGGTCAACATGCAACTGGTCAACGCCATCGTGGATTCGGATTTCGTCGTCACCTACAATCCATTCCTTGAGTTCTTCGCCAAGAACGGCCACCGCCAACCGAAGGGGTGCATTGAAGCCTTGACCAATACGATCACCAGCACGACGCAAGAACACGCATTTGTGCAGATGTGCATCTACAAGTGGCTCTGCTCCGTGGTTGCAAGCATGCACGGGGAGTATTCGTTGTCCATCTTGGTCCTGTGCGGCGACCAAGGAATCGGCAAGACTAACTTCTTCCGCAACCTGCTCCCTGCTGAACTGCGCTCTTATTACGGGGAATCCAAACTGGATGCGGGCAAGGACGACGAGATCCTGATGTGCAAAAAAATTATCCTCTGCGATGACGAGTTCGGGGGCAAATCCAAGCAAGAGGCCAAGAAACTGAAGGAACTGTCCTCCAAGCAGACCTTCAGCATCCGCAAGCCCTACGGACGGGTCCACGAAGATTTGAACCGTTATGCGGTTCTTTGCGGTACATCCAACGACGAGGAAGTCATCAACGACCCGACGGGGAACCGACGGATCCTGCCCGTGGTGGCCGCAAGCATTGACTGGGATGCCTACGATGCCATTGACAAGACCGATCTATTCATTGAGTGCTACCATGCCATCCAAACCCACGGAAGCGATGCCTGGCAACTATCAAGAGCCGAGATTGCAATCCTCAACGATCGGACCCAACTGAATGTCCAACCCGCCGTGGAAAAAGAACTCCTGCTCAAATTGTTTACCATCCCCGATCGGAGCGACGACCCCGAAGGCAAGTGGCTGACCAACTCCGAGATCAAGGATGTCATTGAAACCTGCACCCGCCAGCATGTGTCCGCACACAAACTTGGAGCCATCCTAAAGTCCCTTGGGTGTCAAAAAGTATGCCGAAGGGAGCGAAATTTCCTCGGATGCTATTTTGTAGTCAGAAATTACGAAAGAAGTGACTACGCCCAAACGCCTACTAATCAAGGCATTCCGTTTTAAGTAGTCAGTGTAGTCAGTTTTGACCCCTATTTTACATTGGCAATATATACGAGCGTGTGCGTGTGTGCATGCGTGATGTATATCTACTCATAAGAAAAAAAGTAACTACAAGTGACTACACTGACTACAACCGCCTCCACGCTATCAGGAAGGCCGTTTTTTGTAGTCACTTCTCAAAAACCAAAGTGACTACAAGTGACTACGCTCCGACCCTACCAAAACCAAGCCATTGACCAAATGCGGACAAGTATCGCAGAGGGCAAGAGGCACATCATCCTGTGCGCTCCAACGGGAAGCGGCAAGACCGTCATGTTCACCTTCATGGTGGCATCGGCCCTCCAGCGAGGGAAACGGTGCATCATCTTCACCGATCGGGTTGAACTGCTGAAGCAATCCAACGGTGCGCTGGATCAGTTCGGGATCGTGCCGACGCTCATTGAAGCGGGCAAGCCCCGACTGGATGTTTCGGGAAACTGTTTCATAGCCATGGCCCAAACCTACGCCCGACGCAAGAACAAGGCCGACTATGCCGACCTCATGGCGGGAATGGACCTGGTGATCATTGACGAAGCCCACAAGCAGACCTTCAACCCGCTACTTGCAAGCATCCCCGCTAAGGCCGTGGTCATCGGAGCCACCGCAACCCCGCTGCGTCGTGGGAACCAGGAGTGCCTCTCAAAGTTCTACCAAGCACTCCACAACCCTGTGCAGGTCGGGGAACTGATACGCCAAGGGTTCCTTGCCAGTCCCGTCACCTACGGGACAAACTTGGACTTGTCGGGAATTGGGATGCGGGGTGATGACTACGACACACAGCAGATGGCAACGGTCTATTCCAAGCGCAGGGTGTTTGACGGCGTTGTCAAAAACTACGGTAGGCATTGCAGGGGCAAGAAGGCGATCCTGTTTGCCAGCAATATTGCATCCAGTATGGAAGTATGTGCCGCTTTGCAGATTGCAGGCCACAACGCCAGGCATGTCGATGGGACCATGGGCAAGCAGGAGCGGGCCGATGTATTGGAATGGTTCAAACACACGCCCGATGCCATCCTTTGCAACTGCGACCTTATGACCACGGGATTTGACGAGCCAACCATTGAGGTCGTGATCCTTTACCGTGCGACCGCAAGCCTGCCTCTATTTATGCAGATGGTGGGCCGTGGTTCCAGGGTGACCCCAACCAAGCGGGAGTTCACGATCCTTGACTTCGGCAACAATGTGAACCACCACGGGTTTTGGGAAGCGAGCCGTGACTGGTCATTGAAGAAGAAACGCAAGAAGAAATCCGATGGCGTTGGCGGGGCGAAGAACTGCAAGGGCTGCGAGGCGATTATCCCCGTGGGGGCGATGAAGTGCAAGCATTGCGGCTACGAGTACAAGCGCAAGCCCCAAGAGCAGGGCGAGATGGTGGACCTGCACCTGATGACCAAAGCGCAGGGCATGCAGTTGGCCACGACCAGCAGCATGTACCAAAAGGCACAACTGGCCAAGGCCAAAGTAATTTCGCCGTTCTGGGTCCTGCACAACCAATGCAAGAGCAAAGCCGAAGCCTTGGAGTTCATCCGTTTCATGGGCTGGAAGCCAGGCTGGGCCTTCCACAACAAAGACCGTTTCCCAATCCTAAAATAACTTACCCATGCAAGAGTTCAAGATTCAAGCCGAGTGCTTCCAATGGCACTGGAATAACTTCCCCGACGAGCGTGGTCGCTTGTTTACAGTAAACAACAACGCACCGTCTGCCTATGCTGGGAGCGTCATGAAGGCCATGGGCGTGGTGGCGGGGGTGAGCGACATGGTGTATTTATCAACCGATGGGGCCGTGTTCTTAGAGTTCAAAGACCCCAAGGGCAAGCAGTCGCTATCGCAGAAATGGTGGCAGGGGGTCGTTCAGGAGGCGGGGTACAGGTACGAGGTCATCCGCTCGGTAGAAGATTTCCAGCGGGTGTTGGCTGAATGTGGGTAGGTTGTTTATATCTTTGACACATGCGCCTCATACTGCTCCTTCTGCTCCTGACCGCCTGCACCAACGACCGCCCTTGGAAGGTGATTGAGGTTCGGAAGAAGGGTAACGCCTGCGAGTATGTGTTGAGCAGGTCCAACGGATTCGGGCCGCAAGTAAAAATCAAGACCGATAAGTGCGGGAAGTACCAACTTTTCCAAACCATAAACCCCTAACCCATGAAAACCTTTAAAGAGTACCTCCATTCCGTTAATGCCTGCCAGACTGCCATTGATTGGGCAGGCGATAAACCCGTTGAACAAGTTGTAGCCGAGTGTCATCGTGGCGATTGGTTGCTATGGCTTGCGCAAAAATGCGGTGTCGAATTGCAACCGCTGACCCTTGCGAAGGGGCATTGCGCCAACACGGTGCGGCACTTGATGACTGATGAACGCAGTACGAGGGCCGTCGATGTAGCCATTGCATTTGGTGAAGGCAGGGCTACGAGAGAGGAATTGGACGCCGCCGCTGCCGATGCTGCCGATGCCGCCGATGCCGCCTATGCCGCCGCCTATGCCGCCGCCTATGCCGCCTCTGCCACCGCCTCTGCCGCCGCCTATGCCGCCGCCTATGCCGCCGCCTATGCCGCCGCCTATGCCGCCGCCTATGCCGCCGCCTATGCCGCCTCTGCCACCGTCTCTGCCGCCTCTGCCGCCTATGCCGCCGCCTCTGCCGCCTATGCCCAACACGCAACCGCTGACATCTGCCGAAAGTATATCGGTGAGTTAATTATTCAGAAAGTAACCCAAACCCCTAACCCATGAAACCAACCCCCACCGATTTCCGCCGCTGGCAAATCCACATCCGCAAGGAGTGCGTGAACTGCGACCGCCCCGACCGCTCCGAAACTATTTCTCCGTGGAGAGTGAACTGGACCCTGCTCGGTCGCATCCTTCAAGCCAAAAACGCCTGACTATGCCCTGGATAAGACCCCAAGACCGAATGCCCCAAGACGGCGAACCCGTGCTGATAACTGACAAGGAAGGACTACAAATAGTCGCTTGGTGGAGACCAACGCACGATATGTGGTACTCTGGGGATTTTTCTTGGTTCACCAGCGAAGTCCTTTATTGGATGCCCATCCCCGAAATCGTTTAAGCCATGAAAACCGCAGACGAAATACTCGCAGAACACGAGGACGCCAACGAAATGCACTTCCACCAAGTTGACCGTGAATGGGTCATTAAAGCGATGGAGGAGTATGCAAGGCAAGCATCTCAAAACCATTTTTGCGATTACATTATCACATCCTACCAAGGACACAGAGTTCTAAAATGCCTTTACTGTCAATCAATAGCATCCCCAGCATGACCCCCACAAAAGAAGAACAACTTGCTGCGTATGTAAATTATTTGACCGACAAGTTCAAAATCTACAACATTTTTTTTCAGGACTTTGAAGCATGGAAAAAACTGCAATACCCAACCTTACCACCCACACCCCATGACCCCAGCCCTCATCCATCATCTTGTTGACACGACCGCCGCCATCTTCGGCATCACCCCCGACCAAGTGCGGTCCCCGTCACGGGAACGGCCCTGCGTCATCGCTCGGAACATCGTGGCCGACATCGCCTACAACGAATACTTGTTCACCTTCATGGCTATCGGGAAGGAACTCAACCGCCACTACTCCACCATCATTATCAACTTGGAATCCTTCCACAACGACTGCAAGGCCAAGCCGCAACTGCGATACCTACGGAGGCAAGTTTTCAACAACGCCCAAGAGTATTTGCAGACGGCAGAGGGGGCTTATATCACTGACACTCTGCAACTTCCGTCCACCGAATAACCCGAAACCGCTATCACGCCCAAGGGGTCGGCCTAACCGCTGACCCCTTTTTTTTGCAATCTTTGTGCATGCAGTCAGCCGACCAAGTTATCCTCGACCTTTACCGCACGGGCGAAATCCGAAAAGCCTGCCTCACCATCACGGGGGGCGACCCGCTTTGGAGGGACTTGGAGCAGGAATGCGTCCTCATCCTGCTGGAAAAAGACCCCGCCAAAATCCTGCAAATCCAGTCGCAGGGCTACTTCAAGTTCTATGTGGTGCGCCTCCTGCTGAACCTCTACCGAGGAAAGAACAACCAGTTTGCCCAAAAGTACCGTCACCACGACCTGCTCGAAGAACTTGACCCCGATTCCCCAATTCCACAAGCGGAGTACGATTCCTTGATGGACGACCTGTGGGCCATTGCAGAGGCGGAGATGGACACTTGGGCCAAGGACGGGGCTTTCCCCTATGACAAGGAGTTACTGCGCCTGCACCTCCGCACGGGGAACATGAAGAAACTATCCCGTGACACGGGTATTCCATACCGCTCAATAATCTATTCCATTGACCAAGCCAAGGCCAAAATCAAGGCCGCCATTCAATCCCATGGACACGCTGATATTTCCCCTGCTGATTAGTTCGCTGACCGCCCTCGCAATCGCCGAGTACCGTGTCCTTCCCCGTTGGTTCTACCACACCTGGTTCGGAAGGCACAAGCCGTTTTCCTGCGTCACCTGCCTGACCTTTTGGGTAGCGGTGGCCCTGACCCTGCCCACCTGCGGTTGGGTCCTCGCCCCCGTTTACGGCCTCGCCTCTGCGGGGCTAACCGTTGTCATCCTCCAAGTCACGAACCGATGACCCAAGACGAGTACCTGCTGGCAACCAAACACCGCCACTATTGGGAGCAGTACCAAGCCGCCTTGTTCATGCGGTTAAGCCCCGAAGCGGTCCACGATTTGCAGACCATCCTCGTCGCCCACGGACGACCGAATACAAATTGGTGGTGCGCTGACTGCGTAAAATCGGCCCTATCCTACATTTACCAAGAGGCGGACCAGTTTGCCGAAGCCAACCACCACACATTTACCCATGCCCTCAACCAAAGCCCCCAACGATGAGGCCCAAGTCCAAGCCCGCATGGATTCGCTCATGATGGTGATAACCACCCTCTGCGACTGCATCGGGGCGGTGGACGATTCCAACTCCCCGAACGCTTTTGCGGTGAAGATGAAAATCGTGGACAAGATTGACGAACTGATTGATAAAATTGAGTACTGATGGGAGCAGGAAGGCCACGGGTATTTGCGAACCCCCAAGAACTTTGGGAAGATTTCAGCGAGTATTGCGTCAATACAAAGAAGCAACCCATCCTTGTAAAAGATTGGATTGGCCCCAAAGCCGTGGAGGTCTTTCGGGAAAAAGAAGCCCCATTGACCATGGAGGGGTTTAAATTGCACCTTTGGGACAAGGGTATTGCTGATGGGGGGAGGGACTATTTTAACAACAAAGGGGGAGCATACGAAGAATTTACCGCAATCTGCCAGCGCATAAAGGAAGCCATCCGAGCCGACCAAATCAAGGGAGGCATGGCGGGCATTTACAACCCCTCCATCACGCAGCGATTGAACGGCTTGGTAGAAAAACAGGAGACCAGCGTAACCATCGAGCAGCCGCTTTTTGGGGAATAGTATTGCGGGTTTGCGAAAGGCTCGTATCTTTGTGTCAGTCAGGTGGCGGAATTGGCAGACGCATACGGCGGAAACCGTAGGGCAGCATAAGCATAAGAGGTACCCTTACAGGTTCGAGCCCTGTCCTGACTACAATGGACTTTAAGTACACCACCGCCATCAAGAAGATTCGGGCGATGACGGCTCGGAAAAAAGTCATCCAAGGTGGCACAAGTGCGAGCAAAACCTTCGGCATCCTTGCGGTGCTGATTGACCATGCGGCCCGTCATCCCAAGTCGGAGATATCCGTGGTCAGCGAATCCGTCCCACACCTACGACGGGGGGCAATTAAGGACTTCGCTAAGATTATGCAATGGACCCACAGGTGGGTTCCCGACCGCTGGAACAAGACGCTCCTGCAATACAACTTCGCCAACGGTTCCACAATTGAGTTCTTTTCCGCTGATTCGGAAGCCCGCCTAAGAGGGGCAAGGAGGCAAATCCTTTACATAAACGAGGCGAACAATATCGACTTCGATTCGTACTACCAGTTGGCCATCCGTACCTCGCAGGAGATATACATCGACTTCAACCCCACCCACGAATTTTGGGCGCATACGGAGGTACTCCCCGAAACGGATGCCGAGTTTCTCATCCTGACCTATCAAGACAACGAAGCGCTTCCCGACACCATCCGCAACGACATCGAACTGAACCGCACCAAAGCCGAAACGAGTGCCTACTGGGCGAACTGGTGGAAGGTGTACGGGTTGGGCCAAGTCGGGACGCTACAGGGTGCGATATACGGGGACTACACGGTTGTCGAGGGTATAGACCCATCCACGATGAAATTCGTCGCCTACGGCCTCGACTGGGGGTTCAGCAACGACCCTACGGCCTTGGTCGCCGTGTACCGCAGGGGGGACGACTTGTTTGTGCATGAGTTGCTCTACCATCGGGGCTTGACCAATAGCGACATCGCCACCCGCTTGAAGGAGTTCGGCATCACAAGGGCGTGGGAGATTGTGGCCGATTCTGCAGAACCCAAGAGCATCGAGGAAATCTACCGCCTCGGATTCAACATCAAGCCAGCGAGCAAGGGACCCGATTCGGTCAGGCAGGGGATAGATGTGGTCAAGCGGTTCAATCTTCATGTCACCAAGGATTCCGTGAACCTGATTAAAGAACTCCGCTCGTACACATGGGCCACCGACAAGGACGGGAAGGACACGGGGGTGCCGATTGACTCCTACAACCACGCCTGCGATGCCTTGCGATATGTGGCCCTCAACAAATTGGCCGTGAGCAACTCGGGCAAGTATCTTGTGGTGTAACTTTGGGGCATGAACCTTGAATCCCTCCTTGACCTCGCCTTGGCCATCGGTCGGGTCGTGCTGGCCTTGGTCTTCATCGGCTGCATCTTAACCCTCCTATTCACCCAATGAAACTCATCCACTACTACCACATTTACTGCGGCGGAGGCGGGCAATGGCAACTCATCATGCACCAACACATGATGGCCCTTTGCAATTACGGATTGATTGAACAGTTGGACGAGATTCGTGTCGGCATCGTCGGTCCTCCCGACCAGCGGAAGGTCGTCAAGGAAATCTTGGACAACTCGCTCGTGGCTTCCAAAATCAAGGTAGTGGTCACCCGCACGAACGCTTGGGAGCAAGCAACGCTGACCGAGATGTACAAGGCGAGCCAAACCGAGGATGCCGCCTACCTGTACGCCCACACCAAGGGCGGTGCTGACCCGTCGCTTGTGAAGCAGATGTGGTGCAGGTCTATGATATTCTTCAACATCGTGGCATGGGAACGCTCCCTTGCAGAACTGGAGAAAGTGGACTGCGTTGGAACGCATTGGCTCACCACCGAGCAATTCCCACAAATAGCGGACCAAAACAACCCCGACGGCTACCCCTACTTTGCAGGAAACTTTTGGTGGGCCAAGTCGTCCCATGTGCGGGAACTGGGCGAACCCCTTCGGGAACACCGCTACCAGGCCGAAACTTGGATTGGCAAGCGGGAAGGCATGACCGTGTACGACCCCAACCCAGGGTGGCCCGACCCAAGCAAATTCGTCATCACATTCTGACCATGAAACTGCTCGCCAATATCGCCTACCACCACCACCCCAATAGGGTGGAGAACTTGACCAAGGTCATTGAGGCCATCAAGTCCTACCCCGTGCAGGCTGAAATCTTCGTGGACACCAACGACGCCCAAGCGGCCCAAGAACTCGCACACCTTCCCGTTACCTTCCACGCCCACACGGCTATGGGACACCCTTGGGAACTGACGAGCAAGCACCGCCACAGGATTGCAGAGGTGTACCAGCACTTCGACTGGGTGGCGTATTTCGAGGACGACATGATGCTTCCCAAGGAGGGATTCGTCAACTTCACCGCACAGTTCGACGCGATGTTTGAGGACAACTTGTACCCGTCCTTCACTCGGATTGAAACCTACCCCAATGTGGAAGGCGAATTTAGCCCCGACATTACATTCAATCCCACACCGAATATGTGGAAGGAGTGGAACGGGAAGACCTACGCAAGCCTCCCGTTTTACATCAACTACCACGCTTTTTGGATGTTCAGTACCAAGCGTCTTGCCGAGGTGTTGAGGCGCAACCCGCAAGCGTTGCAGGTTATACCGAACAACGGCCTCTACCGTGAATCCCTTGCCTCCCTACCCATTTGGTCCTTGGAACTAAAGCCCATGCTGGAGATGACCGAGCAGGGCGAACTTGCGGACCATTGCAAGGTCTATCACCTATCCAACAATTATCGGGACAACAGTAGGAACATCAAAGAAATCTTTAAGCGATGAAACACGACCACATCTTCGGCTGGTCCAGCCCACAGGAACAAGGCCAACTCCTTCAGTTCATCCTTGATACTTTGCCCCCCAAGCCTCGCATCGTCATGGCTGAAATTGGGGTTTACCTCGGACGAGGGACTGCCATCTTTGACGAGGTCTTTGTCAGCAGGGGGCAGAACTACAAGTTGATAGCGGTGGACCACTTTGAAGGTTCGCCCGAACACAAGGCCAGCAACTCGGTCCCGTCCTACGAGGCGTTCAAGCAGAACATGATTCCGATATGCGACCAAATTTGGGCCCACAACTGCGATTCCATCGCTGCCTCCAAACGATTCAAGCAGGGTGAATTTGACATCGTTTACATCGATGCGGCTCACGAATACGAACCCGTACTTGCGGACCTGGAGGCTTGGTTCCCAAAGGTCAAGCGGGGAGGGTTCATTTGCGGGGACGACTACACGGCGGGATGGCCAGGGGTCGTGAAGGCGGTGGGCGAATACTTTGGGGGACGACACGGCGTTGTCCCAGGCACGCAGCAATGGTACTTCCAAAAATGAAACTTCAAGACCTCACCATTGACCAATTCCAACGCATCGGAGCCATTGAGTTCAGCAGCGTCCTTGGGGACTACGACAAGCGAGCAGGGGTCGTTGCAATCGTTGAGGGGGTCGATATATCACTTGTCCGAGAGATGCCCGCCAAGAGCGTCCTAAAGCGTTACAAGGCCATTATCAGCGAGTGGAACGCATTGCCTGCCCTTGGGTACAAGCGAAAGTTCAAAGCCGGGGGCAAGTGGTGGATCCCGACGGTGTTCACGGACGAGTTGACTGCTGGGCAGTTGATTGAACTCATGGACGCAAACACAACCGACGAGAAACAACTGCTCCAAAACCTGCACCGAATCATGGCGACCCTGTGCAGAGAGGGCGGTCTATTCGGATTATTCCCGAAAAAGTACAACGGGGCTGCCCATGCGGAGCGAGCCGAACTGATGAAGAAACACGCCAAGGTGGGCGACGTTTGGGGGGTTGTCAGTTTTTTTTTGCTAAGTTCAGAATCCTACTTGAAAGTTTTGAGCGACTATTCCAAGCACCTGATGACGAAGGCAGGGGAGTTGACGTAAGCCCTCTCGCAGGGTACGGCTGGCTGATGGTGGTGTGGAGGATGGCTAACAAGGACGTTCTCAAGTTCGATGCCATCTTCGCAATGAAGGCGGTGGAGTTTTTGAACTATGCGCTCCTGATTCACGACATCTTGGAAGCGGAGAGGATGGAGGCGGAAA